ACCTCTCATATTATTCATTACACCTTTAATCCAGCTTACACTAGAAAGATATGCTATACGAGGTGCTAACCATTCTTTTAATTTAAAGAATAGCAAATCCAAATTACTAATACATTCATTTTCTTTTGGGGTCTTTGGTTTACGAATAAGTTTACCCTTCGCATCAATCAAACCCATTTTAAATGCTTCAGTTTTGGTTGGAATAGTGGTTAAACCCTTTAAAATAATAAAGACTAACGCATTATCAATCTCTCTGTTATGAGTAGTCATGTTAATCTTTGCGTTCTTTTGTTCCAAATCCAACAATGCCTTTGATGATTCAGTCAAAATACCATTGGCTTCCATATATGCCGATAACATTTCGGCATTATTAACCAATCTATGTAAACCTTTTTGACTGTTCGTATCGTCAAGACTTTCTTCAAGTCTTTTCCATAGTTTCTCTATGTTTTCTAATTCATCCATACTCTATTTATGATTAAATAATAAATCCCGCCAAAATAGCGGGATTTTTAATAGTTTGTTTACTTGCGATTAAATGTAGAAATGCTTTTTATTCCAAGCAAGAGCTTCTTCATTCTTAATTTCGTATTCAAACTCTTTGCGGAATGAAGTATTCAATTTATCCAAATAATCGTTCAATGCGTTTTCGGTTGGATATAAAATCTTCCAGTATTTCTTTCCAGTAATATCAGCATATTTTACAACGACTGGGACTAATTTTTCTTTGAATGCTTTATCTTTAATTGTATAATATCGGTCTTCTACTTCACTAACATTTGCGTCAATTTTAGAGGCAACTGATTTAATTGCTTTTTCTATATCTTCATCAGTCTGTTCTTTACCAAAACTAGCGGTTTTAAATGGTGAGAAGTAAATATAAATCCAACCATCTTCGTCATCGTTTGTTTTATATCTTAATTTAATTGTATTAGAATTAGCATCTGTGGCTCTACTTGATTTAATATCGTCCCAGCTTTTCTTTCTATCTTCAATAACTTTTGCGATTAATTTGGCAGTATTTGCTTCAAATTTATAGATTTTATCACTATTGTTCAATCCAAAAGTGTCTTTTACTCTATCCATCAATCCTTCGTCAATTAGTTCATAACCTTTGTCATTTAAAAATTCTTTAGCTTCTCTTAAATCCATATAAACTCCTATAAGAATGGTTTTATAGTATTTATAAAAAAATCGGAACCGATATGGCTCCGATTTCTTCCCGTTATTTAGTTAGCATAATGCTATCTATTCTTTCATCCTCTTTACCCTCTCTTACCTTTTCCGGGACCCAAGGCATGATGTTCTTGTCAACCTCTGTAAAGTCAGGTTTTTGTTCAAATGGTCGCCATTGGTCTTCTCTTACGATTTGTTTGGCTACATCAGGAAATTCTTCACAAATTTCATCCCAACTTAATCTTCGGTTGCTTCTGTATTTTGGTATCTCCATTTTGTACCTCCTAATTATATCTATACAAAATGCGTCCTACAGTATTGTTGTATATGGAAATCCCAACCTGAACTCGTTCATCTGGGTTAATTCGTATCTTAAATCTACGAATGTTACCAGATAAAGTACACTTGATTATAGTTCCATTATCTAGTTTTACATCAAACATAGCATTGGCGAAGGCCTCCACAACGGTGCCATCCACCACTACCATATCTTTGACTTCTTTTTGTTTTCTGTCAGTTTTATTTTTCTTCATTAGTTACTTCTTCTTCCTTCTTTTTTGATTTTCTTGTTTTCTTTGGTTTTTCTACAGGTTGTTCAGCAGGTTGTTCTGCTGGGGTTTCTTCTTTGGTTTCTGTCAAATCAGGCATTTGAATAAACTGATTTTGAACAGGTAGAACTTCTAGTGCTAGTGGAACATCTTTTGGTTCGGAAGGTGTTCTAATTGGCATTGGTTCAGGTGGTGCGAATACTGGATTATTGCCTTTTGGTTCGTGTTTCAATTCTTTTGATGGGTCAATGTTTAGTAATTGACCGGCAATATCCTTCATACTATCACCCATACTTTCAAGAATGTTAGCCATAGTCTGTGGTTTTTCTTCCACTGGTTCTTGTGCTGGTTGTTCTTGAACAGGTTCTTGTTCTACAATTTCTTCAACTGGTTCTTGAACTTCTTCATATATTGGTTCTGGTTCTTCGTAGTATTCTTCTTCTTGAGGTTCATATTGTGGAACCGGTTTAATATCTTGTATTGGTAATGGTTTTGGTCTTTTCACTACTCGTTTAGCAGGAACTCTTCTCATATTTACCCCAGGTTTCTTAATTTGTTTGGCTTCAGGGTATTGTAATTCTTCAATAGTATCTAAAATCTTTTCATCAAGTTTTTCCAATCCTTGAATACCAAAACGATAGAATATAGTATCTACCTTGCGTTTCAATGCTTCTGTTAAAGAATTAGCTGTGCCTTCAATAGTTTCTTCTGTTAACTGTTTCTTGTTAATTTGTATTGGTCTATTGTATTGTTCTACTGGCATAGCATGACGAACAGGTCTGTATTGAGCCTGTGGGTGAACAATTCTTTGTGGCATTGGTCTTTGTACGGGTCTTTGAACCTGTCTTTGTACTGGACGCTGTGCTACACGCTGTGGTCTTGCTGGAATCACTTTTGATGGCTCTGGTTCAGGTTCGTAGTATTCTTCATCATCTTCACCTTCGTCTTCAAAGTCATCATTTGGTTCTTCAGGTTCGTCAATATATTCCTGGTCATCGTCTACTGCTTCGTAGAGTTCTTCAGGTTCTTTATATTTAGGTTGTGGTTTTCTATCACTATTAACAAATTCACGAAAATTCATAATTAATCCTTATATTGTTTAGTATTTATAACTCACCAAATAACTTGTCAGGATTTAACGAAACCAAATAATTGTGAAATCCAAATGTTTGTAAACAAGTATTCAAAAACAATTCTTCTTTACGAATTATACGATAAAATCTATCTGGGTCGGAATAACGCATTTCACCAAGTTCTTTCAAAGATTCTTCATCTTCAAAATAAACTCTAAATTCTTCACCGTCACCCTTTATTTGTTCTTCAATCTCAGCGACTTTATCAGGATGTTCATACATTAGTTTGGCTAAAATAGCCATTGTTTCTTTTGCGTTTTTGGAAACTGCAGAAATAGACCTACTTGGTTGTAGGTCTTTTTCCGCAATTAAACGCTTCTTTATTTCGTCTAATGATAAAATCATTATGCTAAAACAACATCTACTTTATCAATGATACCGAACTTCTTGGCTTCATTTGGTGTCATATAGTTGTCATAACACAATTCTTTTTCTACTTCTTTGACTTTCTTACCTGATACTTTGGAAATGTATTTGGCAGATAGGTCAGTCCAATACTGTAGTTCTTTTGTTGTGTTTGCTATATCATCCAATTTACCACCGGTCAATTCAATACCAGCTTGATGAATCATAATTCTACTAGATGGGAAAGCATATCGTTCACCCTTTGAACCTGCGGCTAGGATAACGGCAGCCATTGATGAACAAGAGCCAGCACAAATTGTACGAATCTTAATGCCCTTATGTTTGAGCTTTTCAATCATATCAATAAGTGCCCAACCAGCATCACATTCTCCACCTGGAGAAGCAATATACAATGTAATTGGGTCCTTTGTGCCATCGTCATAGAAATTCAATCTCTTACAAACTTCTGTAATCAAACCCCATTCAATGAACCCAGTAATCCACATAATCTTATTAGAAACATAGTAGTTATTTCTAATGTTGTTAAAGAAATCTGGGATAATCATTGGATTAAGAGCCTGCATGGCTTGTGGCGGAACTTCTCCGATTCTGTAATGATTCTACTTGGTCTTCAGTTAAGTTTTTGGTGTCAGGATTTTTCTTCTTAACATCTTCTTTCTTAACAGGAGGCTTTTTATCTATTTTCTTTTTCTTCTTTGTGTCTTTTGAACAGACTGACATAAGATTCTCCACATAAATTAAATGTATGGTGTTTTATACCATCAATTTCTTCATCGTATATAATGCTCGGTGCACCGCTTTTAATTTGTGTACCGAAGATTACAGGCTAATGAAACACTACCAAAATTCTCAATGAGTTTAAATTTCTTTTGAACTTTGTTGAATTGAAATACTGCTATTCCATTTCCGTTCGCTCAAAAATTTATACTCCTTACCATTTTGGTCTTTGTATATATTACCAACAATAAATTTAGACATGACGGGCAATCTCATCCTTCTTCATTGTGGCATTGAGTTTAGCAAAAACTTTGCTTTTCCACTGATTTAGTTTCTGTCTTTCTTCGTCAGTAAGTTCGTAATCTTTAATGTAAATCTTGGCATATTCGTCAAAATTCACTTCCAAGTCTTCTAAAACAGAACAAACGATTAGTCTAACAAATTCATTTGTTGTGATATTCTTGTTGTTCAGTACAAGCGCCATTTTCTTTTTCTCCAAAGTTATCTACGAGTTCTTTTAACTTAGCACAAAAACTGTCACGCTGCTCCAAATCATCAGGAAGAATAGCAATCGCTCTCTCAACCCAATCTATCATTGTAGTAGCCTTAACAGTCTTTGATTTTTCAAATAAATTGTTGGAAGAATTTATAAGTTCCATAATCCTTTTCATCGCTTCAGGGTCCTGAACGATTTTCAACATTTCCTTCTTTTTGTTAGGAATAAGCTGTGGTGGATTAGGGAACTTATGTTTCTTCATATTACTTGTTTGATAATGCGTTATAATCGTTCCACAATCTAGTGTTAATTGTTTCTGCTATATCGTTGTGGATAGGGAAAAAGAAGGACTTCTTCTGCTTGTTGCTCATATTACGAGGGTAAGAAATCCAACGCTTCTCGCCATTGTCAATGAGTTTAATGCCGGTTACTTTCAACGCATCATTAAAAACGAGCTGAGCAATAGCAACACAACCACCCTTACCATTAGAAATAGGCAAAATTTGAGTTGATGTAATAGTTAAATTTGACATGATATTTTCCTTTTGTTTATTTTGTATTTTTATGTGTTAAAATATATTTACAATGTTTTTCATTGTCAATACATTTTGGTTAAGATAATGTATCTGCGTAACTTGCCAAATCAGCTAGCATTTTATTCCAATCGGAAGGAATTAAAATACCTTTGCATTCATACAAAGTAAGAATTTGTTTGAATACTTCTTTGATTTGTGGTACGGGTTCGTTATCAATTACCTTCAACATATCCGAAATAACATAACTTGGTAAATCGTTTAATGTTGTATTGGTAACTTCATTATTCATATTGATGAAATGCTTATGGAAGTCATTCAAATACCAACAAAGTTTCATAACATCTTTCTTTGGGGTACTTTTATCTTCGTAACGCATAGCATATTTCCAAGCATTAGATAAATCACCAATGAGCCAGCGTGTGATTTCAATAGCTTCTAGCCCACTTTCGTGTGTGCGATAATGCTTTGGTGTGTTAACTTCTTCTTCAAGTGTTTGTGCCATTAGATAGTGTCCTCGTTCTTAATAAATTCTTTCATTATTTTTTCTTCTTCAGCTTTTTTCTTTCTAGCAGCTTCTACAATCTTTCTATCTGATTCTATATCATATTTAGTTTGTTTGCGTTTTTCCAATGCCTGACTTACTCGGTATGGCAATATAGCGAACAATACTAATCCAAATAAAAGAAGACCATACTTCAAACCAATAACACCACCGTGTAGTGCTAAGGTTTGAATGTCTGGTCCAGCAAGGCCGAAACAGGCAAGAATGTAAGTATAAAGAAAGATTGAGCCAAATGTTGCTAAGGCTATTTTCCAATTCATTTTCATTTATACTTACTCCTTCTTATAGTGTTTCGTCATCGTCAAGAATTAAAATAGCTTCTTCAGCATTAGGGCATACATAAAGTTTTTCACCTTTGTATTTAATTGGCTTTAATACACCAACATTCACTAATACTCGGTCGCCTACTTTTAATCCTTTTGGTAATGGTTTTACTCGCCCAATGCGTTTGTCAAAATGACCTTCGCCAAGTTCAACAATTTCAAACATTGAGTAAGCAATTTGAACGATTCCTGGGATATACAACCCACCAGCAGTTTGAGTAGTTAAATTACGCAAAATCATTTTATCATCAAGTAGCTTCATTTAACACCTCACTGGTTTATTGTACATCTTCGTCATCGTCAATAATCATTTCAATGCTGCTTTCAGGAACAACATTGTACTTGATTTTTGTACCATTCTTTTTATTGGTAATGATGATTTCAGGTGCTGTTGTAACATCAGCTACAACTCTATCACCAACTTTTACATTCATTGGGATTAGTTCGCCAGTAAATACATTCCATTCACCAGGTCCAACGGCTGCTACCTTGAAAATAGCCAACCCTTGCTTTGTCAATGGTGTAATGATACCAGCAGCTGATTTCTTTTCTTCACGCTGAAGAAATACTTTATTACCCGTTGCTCTCATTTCCGTTTTCCTTAGTCCAAATTACTTTATATTGATTCTTTGCGACTTCTTCTTCAATCTTAATCACAAATTTTGGGTTCTTATAGGACTCCATCAATTCCTGTGTGTAGCACAAGGATTGAATGGGGTCGCCATAAGGAACACCATTTTGGTCGCAACGATACTTCGTAATACGCCAAATGTTCATATTATGCCATTACCTGCTTTTTGAGTAAACGAGAAAGCTGGACAATGGTAGATTCAGCTTCGCTCATAGCCTTCTTGTTACGAAGGATTTGTTCAGCAGTCATACAGATAGATGCTTCAAAATCTGTCAAGGCACGAAGGGAATTCTTTGCGACCTGAACATGACGAACATTCTTCTGTGTGGTGCCTGTAACCTGCATACGATTACGAGACTGAATTGTGTTACTGGTTACCTTGTATGTAAGGCCATCGTTTGTATTCAATACATAATTACTAAACATAGTATTACTCCTTGTTAAATGTTTGTTTAGTGTTTTTGTATAATCGTTTTTGATTATGTCTAAAATATAGAATTATTTTTGGGGTGTTCTAAAAATTTTCATTTTTGGGAACTGACCGAAATTATTTTATCCATAATCATTTCGTTTATGTATATTCCAAATATAAAAAGAAAAACGAGAACCATTAAAGATTCTCGTTTTTTGAAACTGGGGTATTTGTAAAGAATTATTTACGAATAGGTCTCTTGAAACCAAATATGGTAGTATCTTCTTCTTTCTTCACAGTTCTATCACCTTTTCGTTGTTCCTTGTAATCACAACGATGTTTTGCGATAGATTTACTGTATAATCTAGTGATATATGAGCCTGTGCCCAGTGCATGCCCATTGCTGGCTCGTACAGCCCCATTCTTATCAGCTAGCCAATCTACTACCATCTGTACAGTACCGGCGTCACTGACCACGTCCTGGTCATTAAGTGTATATTCTATTGAGTAGTCATTTACATAGTTCGCGGTTGTAGTCCATACCCACAAATGTAAATTATATTTTACATCATATAGTGGAATGTTCAAACCGTGCTTTCTGTAATCGTTTTGGAATTCTTCTGTACAATGTTCTTCAACATATTTGTCTACTGGAATACCCTTTGTAGAAGCACCAACAATGTTACCTTTATCGTCAACTGGTATCATTCCATTTTTAACAATGTCATCCAATGTTGCCAAACCACCTGTTGGATTTACTGATGGTAAAGCAATATCAATCTTAAATCCAATTCCTACTGGGTCAGGTTTTTCATCACCCTTTAATGTGGTAATTGTATATGGTTGTTTTGGATTATATTTGTTGCCTTCGGAATAGAATGAATCTACCTTGTCCTGGTTAATTTCTGTTACAGGATATACGATAGAAACTTCAATATCTTTGGCTTCAGCCATAATCACTTTGATAGTATCGGCACTTTCGTTACCAGCTTTATCCACATATCTACGAATAACATAGTTTACACCTTTTTCCAATCTCTGTAATGTTAATGTATCTTGGGTAATACCATTAACTGTCCATTTAACTGGAATAGCATTTGTATTAAACTTCTGCATTTCGTATGGTGACTGGATTTCAACCTTTGGTGGAATGTCATCATAAATGATTTCTACACTAGCGACTGCTTTGTTTCCAAAATCGTCAGTATATTCATAAGAAACTGTATATCCAATGTTTCCTTCTTTATTGGTTACAATCTCCTTTTTGTCATTTACGAAATATGTTATCTTGGTACAACTATCAATCATATAAGATACTTCGTAATCACCAATCTTTTGACCGGTTAAATTATCTGTCTTATATGAAACAACTACATCCTTACCATTTACTTTCTTTGTATATGTTACAGTTTGAATTGTATCTATTGGGTTGCCCTTCTTATCTACAATCTTGGTTAATGTAATTTCAGTACCATTATCTTTAATAACTTCTTTGGCTTCTACCAATCCACCACCAATAGGTGTATATTGGGCTAAGGATTCGTCAATCAAATAGTTATATTCTTTAAGTTTAATATCTTTTGTCTTGATAGTATCTAATGTAACATCAATGTTAAATCTCTTTTCTGTCTTATGGACTGTATCACGAACAGTTACTGTGATTTCATTATCTTTCTTGTTTACATAGATTTTGTCATCTTTCTGTTCTTCAATGGTGATATAGTCAATAGTAGCATTTGTAGATTTAGCATTTGTCAATGTTACAACAGGTGGAGCATCATTGAACAATACTACGATAGAATCGCATTTTGTCTTTTTAGCATTACATACTTTGATTACTGTATCTTTCTTAATGTGTGGGAACTCTTGATTTGTTTCACAAGAATCTCCTTCACACAAAGTCCATTCAAACTTATGGTCTGGGTCATTAGTCTTTACAGTATCTTTTGGTTTTTCGTCATCCCATGTCTTGATTTCAGGAATTTCTTCCTCGTCAAGAATACGAATGATTACAGTAGAAGTATCGGAAAATTCACCATCAGTGACGATTACTTTTACAGTATCTTTTGTTTTCTTTTCATAGTCAATAGGGTTCTTAATGGTTAATGAACCAGTAGAATCTATTGAATAATTTGTTGTATCAGTCACAATGTATTTTACTGGTGTTTTATCTTCGTCTGTACCTGTAATCTTACATACTTTTCCTGTATAGTTTTCTTTTACAGAACAAGTTGTATCTTTTGTATGTACTGGCTCGTTAATGTCAGTAACTGTAATTGTGTATTTGGCTGTATCACTAGCACCACTTGTGTCTTTGGCTACAACTGTAATTGTAACTTTTGGTGTGGTTTCGTAATCCAATGGGTCAGTCAATTTAATTACACCATTACTGTCAATAGTGAAACCAGGTTCAACAATCTTGTATGTTATTGGGTCATTGTCAGGGTCAATAGCGGTAATAATACCAACTTCACAATTCTTACAATTTTCCGGTACAACTAAACTATCATTTGGTTGTAATACAGGTGTTTCGTTTACATTCTTAACATTGATTACTACGATGGCTGTATCTGTGAATAAACCATCAGTTACGAAAACTTTTAGTGTATCAGATTTAGTTTGTTCATAGTCAAATGGTGTTACCAATCCAATAGCACCAGTAGTAGGATTGACATGGTAATGCACAGTATCATCGCAAGAAAATTTAACAGGATTTCCATCTTCATCTTCTCCTTTGACCTTTCCGATTTCACCAGTTTTTCCTTCTTCTACAGTAAAGGTTGTGTCTTTTGTATGAACAGGTTCATTTTCATCGTTTATCTTAACTGTTACATTCATTGTATCTTTTGATGTGCCATCACTAGCAACTACCTTGAATGTAAATCCCTTTTCTTTTTCGTAGTCAAATGTTCGTGTAGAAGTAATAACACCATTTGAATCTATGGTGAATGGAACAGTACCAACAATAGAATATGTGATTTTATCGCCATCTTGGTCAGTGGCTTTTACACTATCTTTGAATGGCTTGTTTTCTTCAACATAGAATGTGGTATCGTGTTTATCAAATTTTGGACCGTCATTTGAGTTAGTGATACTGATTGTTACAATAGCACTATCTTTTAATGCTGGGTTATTCTTGTCCTGAACCAATACCTTGATTGTATGTGTCTTTTGGTCGGTTTCATAGTCAAATGTTTTCTTTGCCCAAACTTCACCATCACTATCTACTCTAAACAAACTTGTATCACCTTCTAACATTGTGAAAATGTTTTGAGTAAATTCAGGTTTGGTATCTACATCTTCGGCAACCAATTTCACAACCATAAATGGGTGAATTAGATTTTCAGGTAATGTAGTATTGGTATCTTTCAATACTGGAGCTTCATTTACATCAAGTACTGTAATTGGAATGTTTCGTGTTACCTTAACATTTCCAGTATCTGTTAATGTAATCTTAACAACATCTGTAATGGCTTTTTCGTAATCTAATGGTTCGCCAACTAGGGTCAATACACCGGTAATACTATCCAATGTGTATCTGTCAGTGAATGAACTATCCAAATAGAATCGTGTAGTAGCAGTCTTATTTAAGGTCTTAATTGTGTCAACGAAACCAGTATCATTTTCTGTGAATTTGTATGTTTTTGTAGTATCAAATTCAACATGACCTACTGGAGCATCGTTAATCTTAATTTTCAATTCACCACTGGTTTCACCATTTGGCAATACAGCACCACTTATACTGTCAATGTGTAATACAAGATATTCATTTGGTTCTACCAAAGTATCTTTCTTTACATTAACTTTAATTGTATCTACTGGTGTTTTTGAACCAATAGGAATTTTTGTTGTGATAGAAGTTTCACCACATACTGGAATGTTTGGTGGCATATTGAAATCGTCAGTAGTTACACCATCTTTCAAATCAAAGCAATATGTGAAATAAACATCAATGGTAGAAGTATCACTTAATTGTAATGGAATGATAACTGTTTGGTTATCTTCATACAAACCACCCTGCTTATTCAATTCAGGGAAATCCAATGTATCAGGGTCAAATTTTACGAAACGGAAGTTTTCACCCTTGAAATCATTACCAATTTCAAGTTGGTTAGCAAGTAATTGACCGGAGAAATCAAGATTACATTTCAAATAAATTTTTGAAGTAGAAATAAATGAACCTTGAATAGGAACATTATCTGTATTGTCAAATATAATGTTTTTATTAGAATAAATTAATAGATTACCACGATATTTGTCCTGAGTTTGAACTACATAACCTGTATCACTGTTGTAGATAACATTAATTGTAGTGTGGTTTCCAATAAACAAAGAATCTACAAATAGTCTAGTCAATCTACCGCCTGGTGGCATTAATACATGAATTTTACAACCATTTTTACCACCAACACAAGTATGGATATTATGATAGTATAAATCTATCATACCCTTACCATTTGTAGTATCAGATACATCAATAATATATTCTTGATTATTTTCTGTTAAAATAATATCATTTTCATAACCTTCGGAAGGCCAATTTAATGATGGCATTTTCAAATTAGTAGGAGCTGGTGGAACAGAATCACAATTTCGTGTAACATTTGCAGTTGTGTTAGCAACGCAAGTATTACCTACTATTGTATATCTATCTTGAACAGTTAATGTATTAGCACGAACTGGTCCTGATGTTATAGAACCATCATTTTCAATACTAACCAAACTATCGGTTAAAACAGGACCACCCAATTTCAATTCAACACCAGCGGTGATAGGTCCATCAGAGCCATTCCAACCAGATTTATCAGGTATTCTTACACGCATACCCAATTTCAAATAATCTGTTCCATACAACTTGTATTGGAGCATATAATCAAACTGATTTTGTTGTGTGGCTGAATCCTCTGCTATATTATCAAAATATAGCGGTTTTACATCTGCGCCTATCGCAAATGTGGCTATTGTAAACAATAATAAAAATAGCTTCTTCATTTTTTTCTCCTTTATTGAGTTTCATACTATTTATAGTAATTCAAACTAATTAAAATAAAAAAGTATTACCGATGTGGCAATACTTATAAGAAATAAATTAGTTTTGTTTAGATCTGGGTTTTACGCAGTTAAAGATTAGTAGTAGCGACGGGTCCAACGCGGGCGATTATCCGCACATTCAAACTGGCG